CGGCGGCGCTCCGACCGGCGCGAAACTGTCTGAGGAAGAAATCCTCAAGTATGTGGAAGAGGGTCGTGAAAGTGAGCTGCCGGCGGAAATCAGAAAGCAGATTGATGACCTCTGCGGTGATTAATTATTTTACAAAAAGGAGAATGAAATATGGCACATGAATTTAAAATTCCTGAAAAATTAGTTCCTAAGCTCTGGACGAAAAAGGTATGGAGAGAAGGTTTAAAAGCTTCTTATTTTGATAAGTTTACGTCTACTAACGGGAGTAATGTTGTTCATACGAATAAAGATCTAAAACAGGCTAAAGGCGATGAAGTAAACTTTGGACTGGCAATGAATCTTAAAGGGAACGGTGTTTCTGGTAACAACATGCTCAAAGGCAATGAAGAAGAAATGCAGATGTATGATTTCAGCGTAAAGACTACTTTGGTCAGAAACGCAGTTACGCGCTTTGAGGCGGATGACCAGAAATCTCCGTATGAAAATTTGCCTCTTATCAAGGGGGTGTTGGTGCAGTGGCTGTCTGACTGGAAAGACAACAAGCTGATTTCCGCACTGACCGCCAATCCGACAACCGGTGAACGTCTTATTGCGTCTGCTGCAGGAACAGAGGTTTCTTTAACGGCTAATGACAAGCTGACTTGTGCGCTGATTGCAAAGGCGAAACGCAAGGCAAAAATGCATGAGCCGATGGTAAAACCGCTTAAGATCGACGGGCAGGAAAAGTATGTAATGCTTGTCGGCACATGGGCGGCAAGAGATTTGAAAGCAGATCCTGTATGGCAGGCGGCACAGCAAAATGCGGCCATCCGCGGCAGCAAGAACCCGATTTTTACGGGGGCACTTGGCGAATATGACGGAGTCGTTCTTTATGAATACGAACGTGTTCAGAATACGAAAACTGGCGCGTCTTCTGCAAATGTTGTTCACAATTTGCTTTTGGGACAGCAGGCGGCCTGCTTCGCCGTGGCTCGTGAAGCCCGATTCATTAAAGATGAAGACGATTACGGCAATGTACAGGGGAATGGTATCGCGTTCTTCGGCGGCATTGAAAAATCCATCTACAACAGCAAGGATTATGGCGTGATTCAGGTCATGACCGGCGGTGCTGTAGAGTAATAAGGTGAGGGCTGTAAAAAGCCCTCTTTCTTTTCTTTACTTTCTTTAGGAGTAACCATGACTGTAAGAGATTTAATTGACCGTGCTTATATGCAGGTGGGCGATACGTCGCAAGTGAACTATACGCCGTATCAATTTTTAGAATTTTATAACGAAGGCAATCATATTCTGCATCGATTGGTGGCGAGGTATATTCCGGATATAGTAAGCAAGACCGAAAGCGGCCATCAACTACGTCCAGATGTAGCATTATCAAAAATGGCGCTTCGTATTCTTTCGGTGAAAGATGCAAAGGGGAATGACGTTGATTACGATTTAACCGCACATCAGCTGGTGGCGGCGAAAGATAAAAACCAACGCGGATTAACTGTGGTATATATCCCGTCTGCAGATTACAAAGACATGAGTGATAACAGCGGTTATCCGTCAGAAATGGAAAGTATGCTCGTTAATTACATGGTAGCACGCGTCCTAAAGGCGGATTTATCGTTTGTATCGAACTGGGAAAATGAAGTCTCTGAAATAGCGCGCCAAATGGATGAGGAAAGCAGTTTCATAGCAAGGGGGTACTGGCCGTATGACAGTAGGCGAGTTGATTACGATGATTAATCTGGATACGAATGAAATACTGGACGATAGCACGGAATATATCCCCTATATTAATGCGGCTATTGATTATTTGACGATGGCACTTATCCCGATGAAAGACAAAGAAGTAGTAAGGTCTATGGACGTAACTAATAATTATCCGGTACCCGGAGATTTTACGGCGTTTGTGCCGGCGGTGGGATATCCAATACGCATTGTAAATGGGTCTTTTCAGACGTACGGTGGAAAGACTGTCAATGATGTATTCTACGCTGTGAAAAAGCCGCATGTATCAGATGAAACTGATTCGATTCCATTCAGCGATGTTTTCCACTTCGTGCTTGTGCAATTAGTATCTTTTCTTGTCAAAAAGAAATCTTTAATGCTGGATTATGCCAATGCGGATAAAGCGTTTATTGCTGATTTAACAACGGCAATCCAAGCGGCAAGAGGGCGATGATAATATGGGTGAGCGTTTCTTTGCTTCGACAAACGGTTTCAGATTAGGTCTGGACTGGAGCAAGCCTGCAGAAAGCATTGATATGCAGAGTTTGACGCAGGCAATAAACTGCGAATACAGCCCGACGGACGGCGCGCTTCAAACAGTGCCGGGCGTGAAAATAATTTATACGGGAACGGCGAATATTGAAAGTTTGTATTATGACAATTACCGCCATCAGTATTACTTTTCATGTAACCGTGATTTGTATAAAACAGCTGATTTTGTGACGGTCACCCGGCTGGGAACATTAACCGGTAACAGCACTCCGAAATACCACGCTTTTGACCATGATATATTGATTGCGTCCGGCGGTAAGCTGCAGGCTGTTTCTGGTACTGGCGTATTGTCTACTGTGGACGAAAGTCCGACTTGCGAATTTGTGAGCAGCCATTCTGGATCTGTCATAGTAGCGTCAATCTATGGACACCGTATCACATGGTCAGCTGTCGGAGATTATAAATCATGGACAACGAACACGAACGACGCGTCATCGGCGCAATATGTAGAAGTTGGTTATAAAGATCCCGGCTGTATTGTATCTATTGATTTCTTGTCAAAGGCAATCATTGTATATAAAGAATACGGTAGGGCATATCAAGTTGTGGGTAATCCCCACGAGAAGACACTTGCGGTGTATCCTCTTTCTGAAACGGCTTTGTGCTGCGGCAGTTCTATCAGCATTAATGACCGAAGTTATTATTTAGGTGATGCGGGGTTGATGAGTTTCGTCCCGACGAACACGTATGCGAATATTCAGCCCTTTGAGGTAGGTCTTAATATCAATGCACAGTTGACAACTATCACGACAGAAAAAGCCAGAATGTGGCACATCCCCGGCAAAAAACAACTATGGATTAAACCGGGAAAAAATCAAGATGTGTTTATTTATCACTATCTACCGAGATATGAAGATGGAAGAGGTGTTTTTACTTCAAGAAGTTTCGTTCATGATCTGCATGATGTCCTGACAGTCGGTAAAGAGATTTACATTGCATATGGCAACAAGATAGGAAAGTTGGAATCGGGAATCGATACTGACGACGAAGTACAGATTACGACATCTATTGTTTCGGGAAACAGATTGGCACAAAGACTGTTTTTGCTGCTGTTTTCATATAATTTTGTGTCAAGCAACCGTATCGAAGGTTATGGCAGTATTACGATTAGCGATAAACGGGCAAAACCTGTTACATTCAAGGCGGCCGGTACAAAGTTATACTATGCGAATGAAAAGTTGATTAATGCAACCGGCAGGCTGAATAGCAATGAGTATACGAAAGTAAATAAGATCGGCGGCGGAGCGAACCGCCATCTGCAGATAAAAATATTTGTTGCCAAGGGCGCTATCGCTTTGCGGCAGTTTGATTATACTTACGAGGAGGTTTAAATGCCTTATACGGAAAAATATCCTTTGAACCCGACGCCGCAAGGAGACAGTACTAAAGAAGCTGTATTAAAGAATCGGGAAGAAATCAAGACAATCGGAAATACGCTTGCCGCACAGTCGAAAGGCGGCGGTAGCGGTTTAAGACAACGTATTTTGTATGGGAAAAACAGTGGCGGGAAGTACAGTTTTCTTTCCGGCGACGGACTATCGGTCATCATTGATGGCAGTAAAATTCCGGTAATTTTAACGCTGGCAGACGGCTTTAATGAAAACGGTGCGAAAGATTATGTAGAAACAATTGATAAGAAAATCAGTGCATGGACGTTGCCGATTAATACAACAAGCTATCTGTTTGTAGAACGGAATAACGCAGGTGCTTTATCTTACGGGAGCGCAATAACAAAACCGGTGTTTTCTGCTTCCTTGCCTTCCGGCATTGCCACAAACACTCATGTTTTCAACACACTTGAGCAGAAGATGTATTACTACAATGGTACAGAATGGAAAGCTGTCGTAAAAGTTTTTGTTGCAGCGGTAACGACGAATGCAACCAGCGTGACAAAGATTGAATATATGAATAATGCGGCAGCGGTAGAAATGACGGAT